TATGCAATAAAATATGTTATTTGGGAATACGTTTAATCAGCGTTGCTTGAAACCTTCGCAAGTTAGTTAAAATAGCTGACAATGTTTCGCAAAAGCATTACGAATTGCTAAAATATTATTAAAAATGTGTTTTTAGACCCCAAAAAATTATAAAAAAATTTTAAAAGCCTATTTTATAAATGAAGGGTACGTGAAGGGTATAATATACCCTACATAATAAAGCTAAAGCTAAGGTATAAGATATATATATTTTTTAGTTTTACTTTTTTTTATATATTTGCATTATGAGTGATAAAAAGGAAGAAGATAAAAATCCAAATAAGGAAAGTTATATTCCTAAGAGAACCTTCGGGCATCATAACGGAACAGGAAGAAGAAAGGGTAGTATTACTAAGACAACAAAGATAACAAGAGAAATACTTGCCAATGCTCTTAGTGGGCAAGAAATAAATATTATGGATGCCCTTGAAAAGCTATCTGCTAAGAACCCTGAAGCATACATAAATGCTATTGCCAAGTTGCTTAACTACGCAATGCCAAAACTTCAATCAACGGAAATCAAAGCAGAGAACAGCAGAAAAATTGAGATTAAGTTAGATGACAATATTAGTCTTGATGACCTAAAAGCAAAGATGGAGAATCTCGAAAGAGATAATGAGGATGATGATGATGATGATTTATCAGATTACATTGAGATAGATGGATAAGGCACAGAAAAAGCAACTACTCCAAGCAATGGAGAAAGCAATTTGCGAAAAGTCATTCTATGAGTTTTTTATCAGAGCATTTGAAATTGCAGAACCATCTGTTCCTATATCAGTAAACTTTCATCATAAATACCTTTGCGATATTCTACAAGCCGAAGCCGAAAGAATTAGAGATAACAAACCAAAGGATAAAGACATAATCATAAACATTCCATTCCGTAGCAGTAAATCACTTCTTGTTACAGTTCTATTTCCTGCTTGGTGTTGGGCAGTATATCCAAAAATGAGATTTATCACAGCATCATATTCGGCAGATATTAGTATAGAACACGCAACCAAGTCAAGAGATATTATAAATAGCGAATGGTATCAGAAACATTGGGGTGAAGTTTTCCAAATTAAAAAAGACCAAAACCTAAAAGCAAGATATGAGAATACTTATTTAGGTGTTAGGAGAGCAACATCAGTTGGTGGTTCGGTAACAGGACAGGGTGGAGATATAATTCTTGTCGATGACCCTACATCACCAAAAAACGCAGCTTCGCAGATAGAAAGAGAAAATGCAAACGAATGGTATAAGTCAACCCTATATTCACGACTTAACAACCCAACAACAGGTGTGCGTATCATTATTATGCAAAGAGTACACGAAGATGACCTTAGTGGCTATCTTTTGTTTAACTCACCTGACAAACATAGACACATTTGCATACCTGCTGAACTTTCTGATGATTTAAAGCCATCAAATCTTGCAAGTGAATATCAAGATGGTTTATTTTGGAAAGAAAGATTCTCACAAGATGTTTTGGATGATTATAAGTCTGCTCTTGGCTCTTATGGCTACGCAGGACAACTACAACAGCGACCAACTCCTGCAAATAGTGGGATGATTAAGAAATCTTGGTTTAAGATAGAAGATGACAAAAAAGAAGGGGTAGTCAATTTTATAATCGACCCTGCATATACAGCAAGTGAGAAAAATGACCCTTCAGCACTAATGGCATACATATTTGCAGACAATACTTGGCAAATAATATCAGTACAAAATGTTAGATTAGAATTTCCTGATTTAATTAAGCATATAATTAAGTTTGTAGAGAAGAATGGATATACAAGTCAATCAAAAATATATGTTGAACCTAAAGCAAGCGGTAAGTCGATAGTACAAACATTGGTTAGAGAAACAGGTCTGAATGTAAAAGAAGATAAGCCACCTACTAAAGATAAGGTAGCAAGAGTGCAGGATGTTAGTCCAACTCTTGAGGTAGGTAGAGTTACTTTGCTTAAAGGTGCTTGGAATGAAGAATTTTTAATGCAATGTCAGCAATTTCCTGCTGCAAGACACGATGATATGGTCGATTGCCTTGTTATGGCACTAAATCAACACTTTAGAGGTAAAAAAATAGTATTTTTCGGATAAATGACTTATAAAATTGAAATTTGCACAAAAACTGCGACAGAAAAATGATAATAATAGATAATTTTGCAAAAATGAGTGAAATCATATACATAAACGAATTGCACGAGAAAATAGTAGAGAATTACTTGACTTATGTTAAAAAACAAGTGTATGAAGCTACTGAAAGCTGTAATAATGGAAAATTTACAGATTTTCAAGAAATATTAAGCGATATATTGATGTATCACAATGATTTCTCTGATTTCGGCTTAAAAGTAGATAGTTTTAGTGAATGGTTGTTTACAATACCAAATTTAGCTATGTTTACTACATTAGGGTTCTTTGCAGGATTAAAAAATGATAATAATGAAGATTCTTTGGATTTTCACGCAACAAATATACACTCTGCAACTATGGAAGTTGTTGGGCAGTTGTCTGATATGATAAAAGATATTGAAGAAGCTAATAATTTAGAGAAACAATGTTAAATATAGAAATAAATAAAAAAGAGTACAACATCCCTAATAAATGGTGTGAGATGACCGTTGATTACTATTGTGGTATATATGAGATAATAAAAAAGTATCAGATTACCGAAGAAGAAGCCAATAGTGAGAATGACCTCACAAAATATCATATAATGCAAGAAAATAAGATGTATAAGGAATTATTCATCTATATGACAGGCATTGATGGTGAAACAATGGAAAAAGTACCTATGAAGGATGTTACGGCAGTAATTGAGTGTCTTAACGAGATTATGGAGGAGTACAAACCAAAAGGAATGGATTATTTTGAATTTGAAGGAGATATTTACTATTTTCCTATGGATTTCCTAAGAACAGGAACTTTTGGTGATTATATTGAAAGTCAGCAGTTGGAATTGAATACACAATACCTAAAAAATGGTAGATTTGATATTTTACCTGAACAAATGGCAATATTGTGTAAACAAGTGGATGAGGAAGTTGATTTAGACAACATAGATGAAAAGGCGAAAAAGTTTCGTAGATTGACTATGGACATCGTTTGGGAGTTCAGTTTTTTTTTGAACAAACGAACTTTGGCATCAATAAACGTTATAAAAACCTTTTCAGAAATGGTGGAACAAAAAGTATCGCAGTAGCAAAGGCGAGTAAGATAATGAAGCCATTTGGTTGGCTGAATACCTTATACGACATAGCACTTGATGGAGTATTTACAAAAGATGGTAAAGATGCTATGCAAAGTGTAAAAGATGAAAAATTGTATAAGGTTCTGACATACCTGTCTTGGAAAACTGCTAAAGGTGATTATGAATTGGCTGTTAATGAAGAACAGCGAAAACAAATAAAATAATGAGTTTTACTAAACTTAGAGAATTAAGAGATAGGTTTGAGCAAAAATGGATAAACGGTAGTTTTATTTTTGGTTATGAAAACGAGATAAACGAAAATCATAATAGCGACTACCCATTGTTATTGGTTTTGCCACCAACATCAGAACTACCTGCAACAGAAGGCAGTAGTCAAGAGGAGTACACTTTTGAGTGTTTAATAGTTAAGCCATACTATCAGAACCAATTAGGCTCTCTTGATGTGGTTTTTAGCTTATTAGAGCAGGAAGCATTAACTTGGCTACAAAGAGTATTAGATAGCTATGCAAATAAAGAAGTGATTTTAAGTCCTGACAGTATATCTGTTGAACGAGAAAAAGAAATGTATAACGACAAGTTGATACAAGTCAGGCTTACTTTTACTTTAAATGCTTTCTCACACAATTTTACTGCTATTGATGATGCTGTTGTATCAAGTTTAAATCCTGTCGTATGGTTAAGAAGCGATATGGGTGTTAATACCGAGTTTTACGGTGGTAACGAGGTGGTTAAGAAGTGGATTGACCAAAGTGGTAATGGAAATCATTTTATTCAGAACACAAACATCAACAAACCATTATATAAATACGAAAACACAGTTAATGATTATCCTTATATTGAGTTTGATGGCACTAACAACTTTATGACCTGCATCAACAATGGTGTTAATAATGGAGTTGGATTAAATTCAGAACACGCAATTATTTGGGTAGCTAAGTCCGATGAAGCAAGAGGAGCATTACTTTCAAAGAAGTTTGATGCAACAAACACAAAAAGATTTTCTATACAAAGTTCATTGTCAGGCTCGGATTATGTTTGGACTGTAACTCACTATGATGCACAAAATGATTCTTTAATAGCGGTAGATGGAGATTCTACAACAACAGCAGCATTAGGATATGATTTACACAACAAAGGTATTCATATTTTTATTAATCAAATAGAAGATGGTAATGATAATGAAAGTGCTTGGGATGTTGTAAGCAACTACGGAACTGAAAAGCCATTAGCATTGGGTAGTAATTCTGCAACATCAATAACAAACGGTTTTGATGGGCAAATTCAAGAGTTAATAATAATTAATAATGACTTCTCGCACGAAAGAATACAACAAATACAAAAATACTTACAACATAAATACAAAATATAATGGCATTAGAAATAGTTGACCAACCATTAGTAGATAGTTTTCAAAGCGTATATAAGCCTATAAAGTTTTCTGCAATATTTAATAGTACAAATAGAGATAAATATGTTAGCTGTAAGATAACAATAACTCCTTACGACAATATTAGCGATAGTGCTTTGACTTCAAGTGCTGTAACAATAAGAGTTCAGCCAAGTATTGATGTTCCTAATCTTTCGGCAGCAAGTACATATTTATATTACACAATAGATGTATCTTCAATATGTAGAGATTTCTTATCTTATGATTTAAGACCTTGTACTCAAGATATAGGAAATCTTGTTAAAAGAGATATTACACTTGCAGAAATATCTAACAATGTTTACAAGAAGTTTGATGTGGATTTTCAATTAGAGGAAATAGATAGCGATGGTGAGTTGATTGATGTTGCAAGTGGTGGAACTGATAGTGGTTCATTTGTAGCAACAAACACAGCATTATTGCACGAAGAAGAACATTATCTTAATATATCTGATAATTTATTTGATGGTTCTGCTACACAAGAACAAGGTGGTGATTTAACTGTTCAATATTTGCATACAGCAGAAAGTGGCTACACAAAAGGCAGACAAAAGTATCTTACAACAAAACCAACTCAATATAGAATTATAGGAACTGATGAAAGTGAATATTTATCATTCTTACACAAAGATGATGGAGTTAACGATGTTAGAGTTTTAGTAAGATTTAGAGATTTTAACGGAAGCCTTATAAACACGAGTTTAGGTAATTCATACACATTAATCATTGATAAAACAACTGATGGTAATGGTAATGTTGGAAGTAACTTAAATTCTTGGGCAAATAGTGGAAGTACAAATGAAACAACATCTGTTTGTCAAGTTGGTGTTGGAACAAGAAATATAAAAGAAGCGACAGCAATAAGATTTAATGATGATTGTGCTGTTACTGACTTCTCAAACATTAAATACTATGATGTATATACAGAATATAGTGGAAGCGACCAAATAGGCGAAACTGTTAGATATTACATAGACCATACAAGAGAAAGAATCAATGGTGTTAGATTTCATTGGCAGAACAGATTAGGTGGTATAGATAGTTATACTTTTGATGGTGCTTATAGCGAGGGAATCAATATATCTTCTATGTCTTACGAACAAAGCATATATCCTGAATTTAGAAGTCAGTTAGGTCAAATCACAAGCGATACAAATTTATTTATTGGTGATAATCCATTATACGCAACAGATTATGGTGCATTAGTTCCAAGAGTAGCAGGTCTTACTGATGACAAATATCATTCAGTTAGAAAGTCAAAAGTAAAAGCTGTAAAAGAAGGAACAGCAATATCAAGACCTTATGGATTTGGAGAGCAAGATATGTTTGAAGATTTACTTGCTTCGCCAAATGTATGGATAGAAAAAGGTTGGATTGGCAAAGAGGTATTTAGAGAAGATTTTAGTTATGCAGACAAAACTGCATTTGATGTAACTTGGAATAGTTTAGGTGGCGGAACAGGAGATATAACTTTTAGTTCAATAGATGGGCATTTAGCAGGTACTAAGACAATAGTTATTGGTAATAATGTTGGAAATGATGAGGTTTACGGATATTCTAAAAATTTCATTAAATACAATCCAAAAAGCATATATGAAATAGAAATAAGAATTAAAAGTAGTGGAAGTGGTAATGCTTTGCAATATGCAGGATTTGTTGGATATGCTTCAGACAAAACCACCAAAATAAATACTCTTGGTGCTGATGACACAGCAAATCAACATTATGTAACATTGCTTGGGTATAACCAAACATCTAATGATAAATGGGAAACTTACAGAGGTTATGTTACAGGTCATTCTACAACTGCTGCTACACAATCAAATAATATAAATACTGCTGTTACAGCATATACAGGTATTGAGTATATTTCTCCAATGTTTTTAGTAAACTATAATGATGTTAATGATATTTCACAAATAGATTACATTGTTGTTAGAGAATACATATCAAATATACCTAATTCAAAAGGTTGGTATTCTACTCTTAACAGAAACTATTATGTTCCTGTTGTTATTAAAGATGCGACAGTAACAACATTTGATAATGAAGGATTACAGAGATGTACTTTAAATTATATAGAAAGTAAAGCTAAAAGAACCATAGAATAATGGCAGAAATAAGAATTGAATTAAGAGATTTTACTGATAGCATATTAGGTGATGTAGATATTACTACAAGTGAGAATTTTCCATTGTCTTTAACTTATCAAAACTTTGATGTTAGAGATATTAGCTCAAGAAATGGTAGTTTTAGTAAAACTTTTAAGATTCCTGCAACAAAGAAAAATAATAGACTTTTCAATCACATATACAAAGATGGAAACATTGATGTAAAAACGGTTAGAAAAGATATACCTGCCTGTATATACTCTGATAATATTCCAATATTGTACGGAACACTTAGAATGAGTGCAATCACTAAGGATAAAGATGTGTTGGAATACGATTGCATATTCTTAGGTGATAATATGGATTGGGCAAATGGAATTAAGAGTTTGGAACTGAAAGATATGAAATTCAGTAGCACTCAATATTCAAGCTACCTTAGTTTATTGAATGGAACTATAACTCCAACATATCAAACATTTGTAGATGTTCAAGATGTTACTCAAAACCCAAGTTTCTCTACTGATTATGTAAAAAATCAAGATAAACTTATATATCCATTGCTTTCAGTTGGTGAAGGTATCAGTCCAAAAGACCACGTTACGGACTTGGAGTTTGTTCCTTGTGTTTATTTAAAAAATGTGTGGGATAAGATATTTCAAGGTCAGGGTTATGAGGTTAGTAGTGAATTTTGCGATAGTCAATTTTTCAAATCATTAATCATTCCTTTAGAGTTTGAAAAGAATGGTGAGCAAATAAATCTTAGAAGTGGTAAGATTGAGAAGAATGATGATATTGATGAGCAAATAACAAATTACTTTGGTAGCCAATCAACTTCAGAAGTTGAACCAAGAGCAGTTGGTAATCCAACAATAAATAAAAGAAACGGTAATGTTGTTGGTGGTTCAAGTATTGATGTTCCAAATGTTACTATATCAACTGCCCAATATGCGAGATATGCGTTTTACGGAAATGATTATGTTGACCCCGCTGACACAAATCCAAATATAGATGATAAATATGAAGGAAATGTAAGGGGTGGCGATAGTGGATTTGATAACACTATGGTTGTAGTTAATAATAGTGGTTTTCATAATTTGAATTGGAATATAGATGTTGAGATAGGTTCTGCTGATTTTAATGCAGGTGTTCTTGACCCAACTGTTACAATACAAATACACGCTGAAGTTTGGAAAACTAATCTTACAGATGACCCATCTGACCTTTATTATGATGATATAGATGAAGCGTTAACAAGAGAAACAGGTTCAAGACTTATTTGGAAAAGTACAACAAGAATACACGATATTCACGAAAACGATGAGCAAAAAACTTTTGAAGAAAACTTTTCAGGTGATTTTATCACAATACCAACTAATACTTCTGAATCATATTTATTTGTAGTAGTTCCAAGATTAGTTGACTACGCAGCAGGTACAGCAGGTAGTATGATTACTAAATATCTTGGTGGTACTTTTGAGGTAACAGGAGCATCTCAATTTTCCATAGGAGAAGATATACCTGAAATACAATATATGCTACCAAAAGGAAAACAGTCTGATTTTGTTTCAGGTGTAGCACAAATGTTCAATTTACAATTTAGAACTGATGCAGCATCTAAAATAGTTCACATAGAGCCTTACGACTACTTCTATTCATTTAATGATGCTTATGATTGGACTAACAAGATAGATTACTCAAAAAATATTAATGAAGAATTTATATACGATATAAAGTCTAAAATAATATTCAAATATAAAGATGCGAGTAATGATGCTTTTCTTGAAAGATATAATAAGAAAAACGATGTTGAATGGGGTGCTTACAAAGAGCTTAATGAAACAGGAGAGTTTTTAGAAGGGGAATATGTAGTTGAAAACAAATATTTTTCACCAACATTTAATTGGTATGAGCCTGACTATATAGATGATACAGCTCCTTCTTTTAGTGTTTCAAATACTCCTCTAATACCAATTTACCATAAAGAGTTTAGCAATATAAATAATAATGCACCAACAGCAGAAAGAGCAGAGAAATCGTTTGATATTGGCTCAAGAGTTTTATTGTTAAATCCACCTAATCAATATATGTCAATAGCTAATAAGACAAAGAATGTAGGACAAAATGGTTCTTGGCAAAGATACCATCAAGCAACTAATAATGATTTGGCTGCTGATAGTACAAATAAGTTTTTGTTTACAAAAGCTGCATTTATAAATTTAAGTGCATCTGATTATGATGAATCTACTACATATAGAACAAGAAAATATTTAAGTATTGGAACTTACAATGGAACAGAAGTATTTGTAGATAACAATCTATCTTTTTCAGATGTAAGTCAAAAATTATACTTGAAAGATGCAGGTGGAGCTACTAATCCTACAATAATACAAAAAGGATTATTTAGTAATTTTTACAGCAAAATGATTAAACAGCTAAAACAAAAACCAAGAATAAAGGTTGTTTACGTTAATTTGACTTATGCTGATGTAACTAATATAGATTTTAGTAAGTTAGTTGTAATAGATGGTGTTTATCATAGAATAAATAAGATAGTAGATTTTCAACCACACAAAAAGCAATCTACAAAGATTGAGTTAGTTGAGTATTACAACTTGGGTTATGATGCTCAAAGCGTTGGAGATGTTATGGATTTAGTTAACGATATAAACTTATAATGAAAATAATAGCAGATTTTTCTAATCAAAAGGCAATACTTCAAAAGAAAGAAGGCGAAAAAGTTTATTGTACTGTTGATGGTGTTCTACAAGAAGTAGTTTATTCTAAGGTCAACGAGAATCAAGTACAATATTACGAGAATGTGAGATTGACCAAACAAACAAGACTTAGACTGCAACAATCAGCATCTTCTCAACCATCATTCAATATATCGCAACTTGAAGCAGCTACAACAATATATCCAACTTGTATTTTTGATTATTCTAAACTAATTATCGAAAGAAGCAAACTTGTAGAATATTGGGGAAGTTCAGTTGATAATTTAAACTTATCACAATCAACATCTGCAAACAAGCCACAGTTAGGATTTAAAGGCACAGGAATCAACGGATATGCACCATTATACTTTAACTCCTATGAATCAAAATATCTTAGTTTAAACTCAAGCATATTGGTTAGAAACGACTTTACAATGTTTTTCTACATACAACCAATAGCAAATCCATTGCATAAGAATTATCGTTTATTAGGAAATAGTGCTAATGCCGATATGTATTTAACAATAGGTGAAGCTATTAATGAATCATATAAACTAAGTTTTTCTTCAATAAGTTCGGTTACTGCACCTGTATCAGGATATTGGCAACCAAGTAGCAAAAAGCTATTGATAACAGTACAAAGAAAGGATAGCACATTGTATATAAGAGAAAATGGAGTTCAGGTTTATACCACAACAGTTCCAACTTCAGATTTTACATTTGACCAATTTGGAATAATAGGTAGCTCAACATCTCCATCTTTTAACGGAACATTATATCACTTTTCATTGTATGATGGATATTTAGACAGAAATCTAAGTAAGATTGAAAACGCAATAATAAATAACGCACAATTAGCATCAGAATAATGAAAGATATACTAAAAACATTAGATAAGGCAATGAATGACATTGGCAAAAGACTTGTTGATGGTTTTAGAAATGAATTGGAAGAACAAAATTCTATCGCCACAGGTAAGTTATTTTTTAGTTTAAAAGAAAATGTTACATACGATATTGATGAAGCTAATATGACAATAACAACTGATGCTGATTATGTTGATATTGTAAATAACGGTATGAAAAGTGGAACTTTTCCAAGTTTAACAGCTATAAAAAAATGGATGGATGCTAAAGGCATAAGTTATAGTGATGAAAATGAAAAAGAAGCAATAGCTTTTAATATAGCTAAAAGAATATCAATGGATGGCTTACCATCAAGAGGTGGTATAGAGGAATCGAATAATGGTCGCAAAACAAAGTTTATTGAAATAGTTGCAGAAGCGTATAGAAGAAGAAATGATAATTCAATACATCAAGCAATAGGACAAGACATAAATAATATATTTAAAAAATTACCAAAACAAATATAATGGCAAGAAAACAAGAATCAGTATATAAAATTAAAGTATTAGGTCTTAATGATATTAAGACGTTAAATGTTGAGATAGATAAATTAAATAACAACTTTGATGGCATAAAAAAAGGTGGTAACGATGCTACAAACGCTACTAAAAGTTTTGGTGTTGGTATAGGTGGTTTAACAAAAGGTGCTATTGCTGCTACTACTGCTTTAGTTGCTTTTAGCAAAATAGCTAAAACTGTAACAGAACAAGTCAAGAAGGGTGTAGAGGTATATAAGGGTTATGAGTTTGAAATGGCTAAAGTAAAAGCTATTACAGGTGCAAGTGATTCAGAGTTTAGAAAACTTAATAAAACAGCACAAGAGCTTGGTCGTTCTACTTTTTTTACAGCACAACAAGTGGCTTCATTACAACTTAATTTCTCTAAATTAGGATTTACTTCAGCAGAAGTTTTAAAGGTGCAAGAATCAGCTTTACTAACAGCAACAGCCACAGGAGAAGATTTGGCAAGAACAGCAACAGTAATTGGTTCTACAATTAGAGGTTTTGGTTTAGATGCAGGTGAAGGTTCAAGGGTTGCAGATGTTATGGCTGCTTCATTCACTCAATCAGCTTTAACTCTTGAAAAATTCCAAACATCAATGACAAAGGTTTCTTCTGTTGCATCCTTATTGGGTTTTGATTTAGAGGAAACTACTGCTATTATGGGTGTTTTGACCGATGCAGGTATTGAAGCATCTATTGCAGGTACATCACTTCGTAATATATTCCTTAAACTTGGTGACCCTTCATCTGATTTAGCTAAATCTATTGGTTTTACAGTTAACTCATCTGAAGATATGGTTCGTGAGTTTAGAAGAATGAGAGATGAGGGTGTTAATGTCGAAAAAATGCTAAAGATTGTAGATGTTAGACAGGTACAAGCTATCGCTAATATGGTTAAACATATAGACAAGATTGAGCAACAAACTAAAGCATATAGAAATTCAAGTGGTGCAGCAAAAGAAATGGCTGACATTATACAAAATTCATTACAGGGTATGGTTTTAAAATTTGAATCAGCTCTTGATGGTTTACGAATTGTTTTAGTTGAAAAAATAGCACCTGCTCTATTATCTACAATAGATGGTTTTTCTAAGTTTTTCAATGCAATAGCTGAAGCTACTGAAACTAAATTATCAGAAACACTTGAAAAAGATAGACTTAAACTTATAGAAACTAAAGTCGCTTTGATGGACGCTAATTTAGAACACGACAAAAGAGTAAAGTTGATTGAACAACTAAAATTATCTTATCCTGATTATTTAGGAACTATTAACGCTGAAAAAATAGCAAACGATGAGTTATTTACATCATTAGAAAAAGTTAATGATGAGTTAGCTAATAGAATTATACTACAAGAACACGAAGAAAAGTTACAAAAAAGACAAGCTCTAATAACAGAAGATAATGTTAAATTTATAAAACAAAAAAAAGTTGTAGAGGAGCAAATAGCAAAGGTTACTGACAAATATAACCTAATTCTTCTTGATGGATTAGATGCAGAAGCACAAGCCATAAACTTGCTACAACAAAGACCTGCTAAATATGGTAGGTTGATAGACCCAATGGCTGAATTATCTCATCAAGTGGCTGAATTGCAAACTTTACAAGAATCATTAAATTGGCATAGTGAAAAAGAAAATAAATTACTTGATGAAAAAGGAAAACTAATGTTTGATTTGGGTATTGCTCATGGTGTTGTTGGTGAATTTGAAGAAATAAAACCCTATGTCAAACCAACTATACAAACAGAAGGTACACCTGCTTATTTAGAAGATACTACTGATAAAATTGTAGATGAATATATAGCTAACATTGAGGAAAAAATAAATGAAAGTGTTATCAAATTGCAACAGCAGTATATTGATGGAATAATAGTAACAGAGGAACAGTTACAAGAAAAAATATTTGAGCTTAGGTTAAGTGCATATACACAGGAAAACGAGTTATTGTTTTTAAACTTTGATATTAAAAAGAAATTAAGTGAAGAATATTTAAAACTAAAAGTAAAAGAAAGGTCAGAAGAACAAAAAGGTTTTGAGGCAGCACAAGATGGTTACGATAAAGAACAATTAGCGTTAAAAAATAAAGAAGAAGCTCAAATTAAGGATATACAAAATACTATACTTCAAGCTGAAACTGCTCAAGCTGCAATATCACAATTACTTTCTGCTAAAATTAATGAAATATTGTTAGAAGCTATGTCATCTCTTTGGGCTGATAAAACAATACCTTTCTTGGCAAAGGTTGGGTTAGCTGTTGGTATGAAATCTTTAGTTACTCCATTAATCAACAACCTATTAAGTGGAGGTGGTGGTTCTTCAAATGCAGGTGGTGAAAGATTTGGTGAGCAAGGAAGTCAATTTGAGCAAGGTGGATTAACAAGAGGTGGTATGTTTGTTGGTAACTCACACGCTAATGGTGGTGTTAAATTTAGAGTTGGTGGAAGAATACACGAAGCAGAAGGTGGAGAAGCAATTATCAACAAACGTTCAACATCAATGTTTAGACCTATGCTATCAGCTATAAACAGCTATAATGGCAATGGTGTTAAGTTCGCTGATGGTGGTTTACTCAATAGTGGAGAGAAGTTTGCTATGGGTGGAGAGCTAAGGTCAGCACAACAATTATTAGGAGGAGGATTTGGAACTTCTAAGGTTGTAATCGTAGAAAGTGATATGACAGATGTTCAAAATAGAATATCTGCTATTGAAAGTCAAGCTACTTTTTAATATATTTGCGTATGATAAGACAGAATGATGCTGAAATTGTAAAAGAGTTTATTGACCTTATTTACAATGAAGTAAAGGCAAAATACTCGGAAGATGCAGGGATAATTAATGTCCTAAATCATCTTTCCGAGAAAGGTCTTATCGAGCCACGAAAACTTCGTGATTATATGATAATAAGAGATTTTGATAAGATGTTGAAAGGTAATGAAGGAAAATACATTTTAACATATATGGATATATCAATAAAGTATGATGTATCTGAAAGAACTATTCAAAATATTATGTATAAACACAAGAAGAAATTTAAGAAAGATTATAACATAAGATAGTTTTGACCACTTCTGCGAAAGAAATAATATTTAATTAATTAATTTTGCAAAATGAACAAATGGTACTCAATAGAAAATAAAGCAGATAATAGCGTAGAAATATCTATTTACGATGAAATAGGTGATTACGGAACTTCTGCTAAGAACTTTATAGAGGAAGTAAAAGCTGTTGGAAATGCTGACATAACATTACGAATCAACTCTGTTGGTGGTAGTGTTTTTGATGGTCTTGCTATTTACAACACATTACGTTCTCACAATGGATATGTTAATGTAAAGATTGAAGGATTGGCTGCTTCTATATCTACTGTTATTGCGATGGCAGGAGATAATGTAGAAATGTCAGAAAATGGATTCTTTATGATACATAATCCTTTTGGGCAATCAGCAGGTGAAGCAGGTGATATGCGTAAGACTGCTGATTTACTTGACAAAATTAAGAATGAAATTATCGAGATATATACTAAGAAATCAAACCTTTCGTTTGAAACTCTTTCTGATATGATGGATAAAGAAACTTGGTTATCAAGTCAAGAAGCAATGGATTTTGGTTTTATAGATACTATAACAGAGCCAATGAAAGTTGCTGCATCATTTGACCTATCTAAATTTACGAATGTAAATGAGAAAGAGGTAAATGAAAAATTAAGTTTAACTAATAATAAGAAAAAAATGACCGAAGAATTAAAAACTTGGTTTAACGGTGTTAAAGAAGAAATCTTAAACGCTGTTAAAGGAGAGAAAGTTTCTACTCCTTCTGATGAAGTTTCTATTTCTATTTCTGATAATGATGTTATTGTTAACAAGTTCGAGGAACTTGAAGAAAACGCTAACTCACTTCTTGAAGAAAAAGAAGAATTAGCAGGTCTTGTTGGTGAAAAAGAAAGCATTATTGCTGACTTACAAAACAAGGTTGCTGATATGGAATCTAAATTAGCAAAATTAGAAGCTACTGAAACTAATGTGGAAGCTGAATCTGACCCTTCTATCAATGAAAATGATGTTGTGGTTAATCAATGGGATGCTTTTGCTAAATCAATATTAAAATAATTAATTTAAAATTTATAAAAAATGGCATTAACTTTAGCAAGTTTACCAACTGTTGAACAGTATGATGTAAACAGAGCAATAATCCAACCTTTATTCATGGGTCAAGATTATATGCAATATATGGAAGTATTACCTAATATTAAAGGTACTACTGTAATTGACAAATTTAACTCTTTGAGCAAAATCACTAAAGCATTTACTAACGGTGCTTTTTCTTCTGAAAATGCTGCTCAAGGTGCTACTGTAACTATTACTCCTGTTCGTTTAGAAGCAGAGATTGAGTTCAGAGCTAACGAACTTTTCAATAAAATGAAAGGTCAATTAATGAGAGGAAACTATGAGTTTGATAATGTTGAAGGAACTGTTGTAAAAGACATTCTTCTTAACTTAATCGGACAAGGTGTTAAAGCTGACTTCAACCGTCAATTATGGTTGTCAGATTCAGGTTCTTCTGATGTAAACTATGGTCTTTATGATGGTATATTTGAAGCTGCTCACGATGCAGGTGCTACTGAATTAAACACTATCTCAGGAATGACACAAACTGAAGATGCTATCTTAGCAGCAGGTAACGGTGTTAAAATCCTTCAAGGTTTATACGATGCTGCTTCTCCTGAATTATTAGAAGCAGGAAATCACGTATTCTTCGTATCAGGTGATATCGCTGATGACTATATGGCTTCTACTCTTGAGGCTTCAGGTTATGCAGCAGCAGGTTACGGTGCATTAGTAAATGGTGTTCCTAACTTGACTTATAGAGGTATTCCTATTATTGCTCGTAGAGATTGGGATGTTGCTATCGCAGGTGAATCAGCAGGTACTTTCAATGGTGCTTCTTCTGTTAATGAAACTTATCGTGCTATGTTGACTACTAACGGAGCTTTCGTTGTAGGAACTGATTTCGATGAGAACTCTGTTGAGCAATGGTATTCTATGGATAACAAGGCTTACAGATTTAGAGTATCTTATATGGTAGGTACTGCATTAAAAGACAGTAGTTTAGCTGTATTTTATGTGCCTGATGCAATGGCATCTCTATAATTAATTTAAGGGGGGATGAAACACTCCCCCTTTATTATTTTTAACTTTTAATATATTAAAAAATGGCAATAGAAAATTTAACCATAGCTCATAGTGATTTAGAAATCAGAGGTGGTTTACAATACGTTGGTATTGGTCTTTTATCAGGAGCTTCTGCTGTTGTATTTGACAATACAGGCGTACATACTGTTTCTTATACTGCTGCTTCTGCTTTAGAATTGTTTGACCTTAAACAAGGTACAGGTGCTTTATCTACAAGTGGTTCAAAAGAAGGTGGAACAATTATGTTCGAACATTCTGTTTCTTTCTATGTTCCTAATTGTTCTTCTGCTCACCTTAGAGCTTTAGAATCAATGAGAAACGAGCATATTGTTGTTGTAGCTCAAGATTACAACGGAGTAGCTTATACTATTGGTCTTTCAGAGGCTTACGGCTTAGAAGATTCAACTTTAGGTAATGTTCAAATGTTTGCTACTCTTTCATCTATCGAAGGTGGAACAGGTGCTGCTTTGGGTGATGAGAATGGTGTAACAGTTACTATCACTTGTATGTCAGGTGAACTTCCAAGAGTATCTGCTAACACTCTTACTTATGATACAGCAGCAGGAACATTGACTTTATCATAAATTAACTAAAAAGGAAAGGATTGGGCAATTTGCCCTTTCCCCCTTTTTTATTATACTTGCACTATGTATAAATCTAAAATAAACAAAGGAACTACTTTCTTTAATGGTTTTAAAGTAAGTTGGT